AGACAACACTTCTTCTAACTTTATTTTTTCCTTCAATTACTTGAATTATTTTAAAGCTAAAATTAGATTCGTCAATTTCAACAAACACATTCGGATATTTAGTTTCTATTTTCATTATTTCTTTTTTTTGCGTTTTGGTATATAAATCGGATTATTTGCCGGTCGATACCATGAAAATAAATTCGGGTCTGTCTGATTAGAGTCACGCTGTATTTGTTCTTTTTTGTCTCTATGAAATTTATAATCTGCTTTTTTCATAATTTCTATTTTCTAAATTTCAAAAACACTTCTCAAATCAAACCCCAAAGCAACAGTTATTTTATCCAGTGTTTCAACTGAAAAATTTCCCATTTTGCCCCTTTCTATTTTAGAAATAACGGTGTGATAATTTGGATGCCCAAAAGCCAGTTCTGACAATCCTACTAAAGTAAGATTTTGTTCTTTCCTATGATGATGAATAAATAAACCTATTTCATCTTGTAGTTTTTTTTCTAATTCCATTTTTTAATTTTTTAGTAAGTATTTAATTTTTTAATTTTCTGAATTTCTACTTTTTGAAATTTCAATCGCTTTTGATTTTGAAACTTTTATTTCCTCAAAAATCGAAATTCGGTTTTCTATTGGTTTTCTTGAATGGTGATTCATAGCGTTAGTTTATTTGGTATAATACTTTTTTTCTATCCTTAGAACTTCTTATTTGAAGCGAATAATTATATTTTATAAATAAATCCGCTTGACTATTAGCCCAATTTTTTAAAGTTTCTAATTTTTCAAAAGGAATTAAACAGGCATACATTAAGTTTGGCGCAAAAGTTAAATTTTGCAAACTTGATAAAGGTTCAAATTTATTTTTAGTTTTCACATAAACCATTAAATTGCAATCCTCAAATTTTATTTTTTTAAGATTTTCCATTATACTAATTTTAAAATTTTACAAAACGTTTTTGTATTCCAGTAAATTTTTTAGCAATAGGGCGATTAAGTTTATCGATTTTCAAAAACTGCCCTACGTTTAAAGTAATTTCGCTTTTATCCCAAAATTTAAAAGTTGTAGAATTAAAAGCGGAACAGATGAAACTTTTAATTTCCTCTTTTGTAGTTTCGTTAATTAAAACTAAATCATGTGTATCGTTATTTACATACATTCTAAATTTTTCATTTGTCCAAAACTCGTTATAAGTTCGAGGCGAAGCGGTTAAATTTCCCATGATTTTAATTTTTTTGAATTTCTAAATTTATTTTCGCTAAAAATGATAACAATTCCCACATAGTGAAAAAATGCCTTTCATGTGTTCCGCAATCCACAGTGTAAAAATGGAATTTCGCTTTTGATGGTTCTATTAACATTATTTTTCGTTTTATTAGTTTTTTTGTTACCCGCCCCGAAGGGCAACGCTTTGGACTTAAAACGGTTTAAAGTCCTCCAAAGGACTATTTATTTAAGATTATCCGATTATATTAATAGTTCCGTTGTAATAATATTCGAAAGTTTTTTCTTTGCCACAAACTAAATAAATAGGTAACATATTCTTATTGCCGTATCGCCCAGCATCATAATAACCAACAAAATAAAACCTTTCAAAAGTTTCTAAAACATCTATTTCTCTATAACCAAAAGGATTATTAATACGTTCTTTTCCTTTTGGAGTTTTCCACGCATTAAGCAAAAATTTAATACCTTTTGCGGTTTGTTCCTCGCTTATAGTTATCTCATTATTATAGATAATTGAAAGGTCAATTTCTTCACCTTTATTCATTCTATTTTTCAAAAGCAAAATTTCATTCTCTTGAATGACTTTAGTTTGCTCAATTTTACTTAAAAGGGCTTGTGTTTTCATGGCAAGTATATTTTATGGTTAATTTACTAAGTTTTTTAAATCTCTTTTTAGGCAGTTTTTACGATTTGACAACCTCAATATAATATTATTGTCTTTGCAATAGCTTTGTAAATGGTCATTCAATTTTTCAGGCAAAAAACCGTTTTCTTTTAAAGCTTTTACGGATTCATACTCAAACTGATTGCCATAACCATACTGAAAAGGTAATTTAATTTCCTTTTCGTTTTCTGTTCCAAAATCAACTGTAATTAAGGCACTGAAATAACTATTTCCGTTTACTTTGTCAAACCATGTTAAAGCCTGTATGTCTAATGTTTTCATGATAATATATTTTATAAGTTGTTATTATTTTTTAAAGATTCCAAACGATTGCATATAATAATACAAAAGCTAAAAAAGTGTAGAAATAAAACATTCCTACACTTGCATTTTTATTTGTTGATTTTTTCATAACAAAATTATTTAACGTTATAGTATTTAATAATAACATCTATATCAGCAATCGCTACAAAATAGCCGTTCACCTTGATATATTTAGCATTACAAACGTGTTGAACTTTACCAGTAACAACATAAGCCGAACTTTTAGAACCTGCCTTTATTTTAACCGTATCGCCTTTTTTAAAGGTTTGTGTTATTCCTTTGTTATTCCAAAGTTTTGGAGGATTCGAAGCCAAAGCCGAAAAAGAAAGTAAAAGAACTGCCGAAGTAAGTATAAGTTTTTTCATGATGTGAGTTTTTAAATATTGTTATTGTTTTTGTTCAGTTATTGAAAAATAGTTTTTACCGTTAATTCTTAAATACTCATCTTTAGAAAATTTTTCGGCTTCTGTTTTAGTTGTAAATTCTTTTTTAGTTCCTAAAACACAATAATCGTGATGAATGTTAGTTTGATATACAATTGTTTTCATAATAATAAGTATTGAAATTAATAATTAACAGTTTCGTTCTTTTGAACTCATCAGGGAAAGCGCACACTTTCCGACTGTTTGTGAAGTGAATGCCTTTCGACCTTAACACTATTCCGAGAACTCAACACGAACCCGAACCGCTTAACTATTTTACTGCTTTATTGAAGCGTTAATCTCTAACCTTTCAACACTTCAAAGATAGTTAATAACAACTATTAAACAATGCATTAATATGTTAAAATAATGTTAAAATTATATAAAAATAACTAATACAAAATAAAGCTATTTAAAGAGTCGTAAAAGAAAAGTGAATACAATAGACTCAAACTAAAAAATCGTTAATCCTGAACAGCGCAGGAAAGCCAAAACAAAGAAAACAGCCCAGCATAATAATAAATTATATAACTTTGTTGAAACAAAACCCAAATAATATGGAACTAACAGAAGTAAACGAAAGAAACCCTATAACATTAAAAAAAGGTATATTCATAACCTACGAAGAACAGGACAACATATTTTGCGAAATACTCGACCGAGTAATACAAGGCGAAACAATTAACGCAATGCTAACAGGCGAAGCAATGCCTAATCCTGCAATGTTCTTTAAATGGTTAACGGAAAACCCCACATTAGGTAAGCAGTACGCTTACGCACGTGAAGTAAGAAGCCATGCCTTATTTGATGATTTGCTAATAATTGCCAATGGTGACAAGGCTAATGATAGTATTTGTCAAGTTCAGCGGGATAGATTAAGAGCCGATACAATTAAGTTTTATATTAGCAAGATACTGCCTAAAGTGTACGGTGAGAAGATAGATGTAACTTCTAATGGTGAGGCTATTAATATAATTAGTTTGGGTACTGGAATAGCCCCGCCTTCACTTGATAAGCCCAGCATAGATACAGAGTACATAGATGTATCGTAGTGATAAGGTATGTGTATATACGCTAAGAGGGTACTGTATATACGTAATAGCTTGATAATAGGTAATAACGTATATACGTATATACGGAATAAGTAGTATATTTGTGTCTTATCTAATCAACTGTATATACACTATGTCAAATGCAAGCAAGTACATTAGACTACCTATTGAGAGCTATCAGGAAGTAAGGCACGCAATCAACGAACTATTAAGAGCCTACGAGATAGTACAGGAGCAACCAAGACAAGAAGCCCCTAAGTTAGTTAAGAAGTCAAGCGTTAAGCCGTTATTAACAGGTAAGCCTATAGTGTATCAATGCGGTTGTATCATAGAAGGCGGATTGATTAAAAGGGCTAAAGGCTGTAAGCTTGGAAAGGTTGAACACATATAACTATATACCCCCTTTAAATGCTACAGCAAGCACCCCAGACCCCCCCCCCTGAGACAGAAAGGCAATCGGGGTCTATATCCCTTCACAGTAATTTTACATTCTATTTTAAGTTGCCTTGCAGTGCGGAGAAGGAAATGATTATTGTGGCGATGAGTAGGTTTTTTTCTAATCGTGTTGTAGAGTTTAGGAGTGATTGATGGATTGTACTGCTTTATGGATTATCGTTCATTGTAGGGGCTGTGTTTTACTCATTACAATCGTTAAAAAGCCGAAAAAAATAGAATGAAAAGATGTTGTTTTTATTGTTACTAACTAAAATTAAAAATATGAAAAAAGTTTTTCAAACTATTATTGATAAGGGAAATGGGAATTGTATGCAATCGGTGGTTGCGAGTTTATTTGATTTAGAATTGAGTGATGTTCCTCATTTCTTAGAACATGACAATCCGAATGGCTTACTAACTCAATTTTTTCTTGATAGGAGTTATGGTTCGTGTTTTTTTGAAAACAGGGAGTCAACTGAATTTTTATGGCATATGTCCCATAGACCTCCAATAGATGAATTGAATAAGCATGTTGAAGAATCTATTGCTAAAAATGAAGCAATGCGAACTAATCAACCTACTTTTAAAGAAGTTGCGAAATATGATGGTGGTGTTAATGGATATTTTTATGCAGTTGTGAAGTCTCAAACATTTGAAGATACTACTCACGCGGTTATTTGTGATTTGGATTTAAATATTATCCATGACCCGAACCCGAATGGTAATGCATTGAAGTTGAAAGAATGTGATATTTTAAGAATTATGCTGACAAAAGATTTTTACATTGACTTTGATGGAAAATTTATCGCATACTAAAATCGTAGAAGTTGCGTTTTACTAATATTAACTTTAAAAACGATGAAACCAAAAGAACAGCAAATTATCAAAATAGAAATGTTTTATGATGCTAAATGCAAACATTGTAAGTTTTTTGATAGATATTCAAAAGGTAAACAAGTAAAGCATAAATGCAAATTAACCAATCATAGCCTTACATTAAAAAGTAGAGTGTGTGATAAATTTGAACTATAAATAATTAAAAAACTATGACAGAAAAAGAAATAAAAGCAAGAGAGATTGTTATTAAAATGCAGTTTCAGAAAGAGCCTTTGATGTTTGAGCAAGCAAAACAATGTGCTTTAATTTGTGTTGACGAAATATTATCATCGTTTCAATTCAACAAATGCGATAGTGAATACGACTATTACTTGGATGTGAAAACAGAAATCGAAAAACTATGAGAAAAATGACAGAGCGTAGAGTTGTTGCGCAAAATTGGTACAGTAATGAAAAATTTCCATTAATTCCTTTGTTAAGAATTAAAAAAGGAGATAAATATAATACAAATAATTTTACTTTTAAATGGTTGTTTTTTACTATTTGGAGTTTAGATTCTTTTTGTTTTGAGGCTTCTTTAAATATCGATACTCATTGGGGAATAGGATTTACAGGATTGTTACCTTATCTTAGAATTATTGTTGCTATTCCTTGTCCTGATAAAATTGGATTTTGGATTGATAAACATTTGAATCGCCATCCTGATTTTAATAAATATAATAATGATTATTAATTAAAAACGAAAATTTATGATGTCAATTAATTTCGAAGGAGCGAATATTGTTTTGGGAAAACCATCTGATATGACAGACGAACAATGCTTTAGTATTAATGCTGAAAAAAATATCGATTCGCAGGGATTCCCATATTTTCTAACAGCGTGGATTCCGAATAAAGAAGATTTGGATGCTTTAAATGCAGGCAGACCATTGTTTCTTAAAATGGTTGGAGTAGGATTTCAACCAGTTGCTTTGTTTACTTGTGATGAAAATGGAGAAGGGAATTTCTAAATAATTGCAATGGCTAAAAAAACATCATTTATAGGCGGTCTGCCCGATGGAACGCCTTTGGATATTGTTCGTGTTTCTAAATCAGGTGAAGTTATTAAAAAGGAAATGACTTATCGGGAATGGAGAGGATTAAAAAAGCAAACTGGTTATATTTATTTGGCGTATCAAAAAAACTTTTCTCAATTCAATTAATTTTATATATTTGTACCGTGAGGTAGAGAAGTGGTATCTCGTGTGGCTCATAACCATAAGGTCGTAGGTTCGAGTCCTACTCTCGCAACAAATATTTTTAGTTATTAGTTAGTTAATCAAAACCCGAACTCCCGATAAAAAGGAGAGATTTGGGTTTTTTTTATATATTTGTTTCAAATTTTATGTATGGAACTTACTACGAAACAAAATCATGCAATCTACTATCTGAATGATAAAGTTACCAAAATGGTTCTTTTTGGAGGTTCGGCTGGTGGAGGAAAGTCGGTTATCGGCTGTTTGTGGTTGATGGAAATGTGCCAAAAATACCCAAAGACAAGGTGGCTTATGGGACGAAGCAAACTAAAGGCTTTGAAAGAAACAACCCTAAATACCTTTTTTCAATTATCCCAAGATTTGGGAATATCAAACCAATATAAATTCAACTCTCAAACAAATATTATCACTTGGAACAACGGAAGCGAAATTTTACTTAAAGACTTGTTTTTGTTTCCATCAGACCCTAATTTCGATTCATTAGGAAGTTTAGAGATTACAGGTGGATTTATTGACGAGGCTGGACAATGTACATGGAAAGCAATTCAGATAGTGCAATCACGTATGCGTTACAAATTAAAAGAATATAATCTTATCCCGAAATTATTTATGAGTACCAATCCGCAAAAGAATTGGGCTTACTCAGAATTTTATATGCCGAACAAAGAAGGTACCATTACCGAGGATAAAAAATTCGTTCAGGCTTTAGCAATGGATAATCCTCACCTTCCTGATAGTTATATTGAAACATTAAAAACATTAGACCATGCCAGTAAAGAAAGACTTCTTTACGGAAATTGGGATTATGAGGATAACCCTTATGCTCTTTTCGAATATGCTGATATTTTAGGTATGTTCACAAGTGAATGGGTAAAACCAACTCAGGATAGATTTATTACTGCGGATATTGCTTATACTGGTTCTGATAAATTTGTTATTGTTGTTTGGGCGGGACTTGTGGCAGAGAAAATAATTGCAATCGATAAGATTGACGATACGATGATTTCAAAAAAACTGAACGAATTAAGGATTCAGTATAGGGTGCCAATCAAAAATGTGATTTATGATGCTGATGGATTACAGACATTCACAAGATATTCAGCAAGTTTTGGAGCATTATCAGGAGCCACAGGATTTAGAAATAATGGCAGACCTATAAAAGTTTCAGGTAAAACGGAGAATTTTAAAAATCTAAAAGCCCAATGTTATTTTTATTTTGCCGATTTGGTAAAAGATGGAAAGGTTCTGATTCAAGATAAAACATTCAACAAGCAGATAATCGAAGAATTTGAACAGATAAACAGAAAACCATTGTCCGATGATGCATTGATTGCTATGGAAAAGAAAGATGATGTAAGGGAAAGACTAAAACGAAGTCCTGATTTTGCCGATGCTATTATGATGCGAGCCTATGCCGAAATAAAAGGAAAAACTCGACCAAGAATTTTATGGTAAATGATTATTGGTTAATTTTTTTGTTATTTGGAAAATTTTTTATATAAATTTGTAAATTAAATCCTCAAAATGATATTTAAAGACGATAACGAAGCAATCGAAGCTATTAAGAAACATGAAAAACTTTCTACTCAGTTTCAAAAAATGCGTGATGATTCTAAAGAACTCAAAGCACTTGTGAATGGAGAAGGATTCACAGATGAGCTATTGGATAGAATAGAATTTATAGAAAGTGATTTGAAGGCGAAGGCGAGGATGAAATTCTCTCGAAATATAAAAGATACTTATGCAAGGATATTTCAGCCAATAGATAATATATATTATGCTACTGGCGGTGTGAAAGAATATGAAATTGAAAATAAAGAGCTTAAGAAAAAATATCTTTCCAAGATAGCTTCTATCAGGGATGGAAAATCATTATCTGAATGGGTGCAAAACAAAGGAGTTCAAATATTAAATACTGACCCTAATGCATTAATATTTTTAGAGTACACTACTAAATCTAAAAAAGATATTTATCCAACATATAAAAGCATTAATTCTATTCGTTATTATGAGTCAAGAGGGCAAGCTGTTGAGTTTGTTTTATTCGAGCCATTTATTAAAGATGAAAAATTCTACTATAGAATCGTAGATGATGAATGGGATAGGACTTTTCAAAAAGAAGGAAATGATTTTATCTTACAAAATGAACTTTCTTTCAAACATCCTTTCGGTCAATGCCCTGCAATAGTTGGTTCCAATGTTTCAAATGTTGGAGAAAGTACAAAACTTCCTGCAATTCATAATATCGTTGACCTTTCTAAAGAGTTAGCAAGAGACCAATCTATTCTTACACTTTTTAAAATATTTAAAGGTCTGCCATTATTTTGGAAAGTAGTTCAGATGTGCGGTGATTGCTATGGAACAGGCAAAACAGGTGAAACAAAATGCAATACTTGTGATGGTCATGGTAAGTATAAAGGGAAAAATGATGTAACGGATGTTATTGAGGTTCCATTGCCAGAAGGAGACGAAAAACTGCTTACTGGAGATAATATAGGAGGTTATCTTTCACCTGAATTGGAAACTTGGACAAAATTAGAAGAAACAATAACCATTTTGGAGGAAAAAATGTATAAATCACATTGGGGTACCTCTTTTGGAATGCGTGTAAACGGTAATGTTGAGAAAACAGCAACTGAGGTTATTTTTGATAAACAGCCTTTCGAAAATCAATTAAACAAATATGCCGATTACGTGGAGTATGTTGAGTGGAAACTATCCGAATGGATTTTGAATTTCTACGATACTACAAAAACAGATAAAACCGAAAGCAAAGTAACTATAAATTTAGGTCGTAGATATATAATCGAGAGTTATGATGTTTTGCTGACACGTTATGAGTTAGCAGTAAAAGCCCAAAGTAACAATACAATATTGGATAAACTTTTTGAAGAATTTTTGCATTCAAAATTCAGAAATAATCCAATCGATTTACGCACCAGTTTAATCAAAGCATCAATCGAACCTTATCTACATACTACACTGGATAAAACTTTAGAAATATTTGGAAATGAGGAAGCCCAAAGAAAAGTTTTATTTCAGAAATTTTGGCAAACTGTTACGAATTATTCCGATTCTGAAAAACTAAATCAAGAGTTCGAAACTTGGTTTGAAAATAATAAAGTAACTATTCCGACAAAAATAGTACCTTTGAATTAATCTAATTTTAATTAAACAAACATATTATGGAACAAACAAGGCTGGTAAACGTTTATAGACTATATAAACTTTCAAAAGGAGTGGGAAATACTTTCTCAAATGAATTTAAAAAATTGGAACGTGATTTGCACGTTGTTACCAATGATTATGCTGAACTAATTAACCGACATTCAGTAATTAATGGTTCACTTTACGAAATTGATGAAAAAGCATCTGAACTTTATTGGAAAAAATTGCCTTTCGATGGTGTTATTGCTGAAAAAGTTACAGAATCTCCGAAAGAGGAAGTTGTAGCACCTGAAATTACACAGGAAAAAGTAGAAAAAGTAGCAGAAGAAAAACCTCCTGTTGCTAAAAAATTAGGATTTAAAAAATAATAATCTAAAACAACCTTAAATTAAACTATTATGGCTTTAGAAAATATAACTGAAATTGAACAAGCATTTGGGCTTGAAGAAGGGAAACTTTCTGAAATGATAACATCGGAGGAAAAACACTCTATTGATTTGTCAACATTACTGATTGAACCAAAAGCAATCTACGAAGAACGAATTGCCAATATTAAAACAAGTTCTTCTGCAATGGCTAAAGAAGTTGCTATCAAAAAAATCAAAACTACTTTAGGATTAGATTTTGAAGGTAAAACTGAGGAAAATCTTGTGGAAGCGTTAACAAAGAAATTTGAAACGATAAAAGAAGAAGTAATCAAAGACCCTGAACAAAGATATGTTGCTCTTAAAACGGATTTTGAGAAATTGCAAGGAAATTTGCAAGCAGAAATTAATAAACGAACTCAACTCGAAGTAAGTTTCGAAAATGATAGAAAAATTGCAAAAATTCAAAATGATGTTTTCAAACACATTCCTGAAAACACATTAGTTTCCAAAAACACAATTCTTATTGAAGCTAATCAAAAAGGCTTCACTTTTGAAGTAGAGGATGGTAGCACAGTAATCAAAGATTCTAAAGGAGAAATTATAAAAGATGAAAAAACCTTTTCTCCTATTCAATTGGATTCATGGATGAAATCTTTTATTACTCCATACATCAAACCAGTAGAAGGCGGTGGCGGTGGCGGTGATGATACACACCCAAATAGAGCTGGAAGTTTTGAGGCTTTTGAAAAAGAAGCTGATAAAAATGACTGGAGCCATGAAAAGAAAAATTCTGAAATGGCGAAAAGAATCAAAGACGGAACCTTAACTTTATAAGCATGAGATTTATAGAATGGTTTTTCGGACTGTTCTTGGGTAAAAAAGCAAAAATCATAAAACAGGAAGCAATTTTAGAAAGACAAAAATCAATCATAGATTATGAAAAAGCTAAAGCCGAGAACAAAAAATATCTAAAAAAATACACGAGTAAAGGACGTAGATTCGTTAAATAATATTAGCCCCCAAAAAAAAACTTGGGGGCTTTTTAATTTTATAAGGTTAATTTTATATATTTGCCTTGAATTGCGGTAATGTTAATTCGGATTCGGGCGGTATAGCCTAAACTTCAAGACGAATATTAACAATAAAAATTATCACAATGGCAAATCGCACGACTGCAAACCTTGTGAAAGCGCAAGCAAAATTACTTGGTGCTTTCCAATCATCTGAATTGAGATTCAGAACTCCAGCTACATATTTGGCTTTAAAAGAAATGTCAGCAATCATGTTCCCTAACTATAATGAACTTCGTGTTAGAGAGGACAGAACAATCGAAACCAACTACGCAAAACGTTCTGCAAGAGCATTGGGTACTGGTGGAAGAACACACAATCATACTGGTACACATGGAGATACTGCGGTACTTACTCCTACTTGGATTACTTATGATGATAAATTTGCAATGTCATTAAAACAAGCTGATAATAGCCTTTACAATGCGCAAGAGCAAATGAATCAAGAAGTAAGTGATATTATCGCTAACTTCATGGAAGGTTATGAAACATTAGCTACGGCTTATTTGTTCAATAACCGTTCTACTGTAAATGTTGCTACATATAATGGGACTTTAGATGCAGTTGACAAAGTATTTGAAATTCCAGTAATCAACGAAACATTAGCGGTTCAGACTACTGAAATAGCTTTGGATGCCAATAAATATCCAAAAGGAGCAACTGTTTTCTGTGATTCTGTTTCTTATGGTAAATTTCTTTATCAAAGAAATCAAGGAGGTGGAAATAGTGCTAATCTTGGTTATCAGTTTGAAATGAATGGATTAACATTTGTTCACTCTATTGGTTTAGGAGCATTAGCTGGAGCATTAGTTTCTGCTTATTCTAAAGGTTTTTGGTTGGTAGTTCCTAATGGTACTGTTGCAACATTGCCTTGGATTCCTAAACAAAACCGTATCGGTGTTTCAACAAAAGAGAATGAGTACACAAATATTCTTAATCCTATAGATGGAGAAGCATATGCTGTTCACTCTTATGAAACAAGAGTTGATGGTTCATTAACAAACGGATTTACTCAGGATGTTATGTCTGAATATCAATTCTCTCAGGATATTTCTTTCTCCAAAGCACCGTTATCTACGGCAAACGAAACAACTATTTTAGCTTTTGGTATAGTATAATATGCTAAACATTAACAAAATACAAACAGCTTTATCGGGATTAGTGGGGTTTAAAAACCCCTACAATCCTGATTATGCTATTGTAGATGCGACTAATGTTTTAAGTGAAAGCGGATATTTTGTAACCGACAATTCTTTTGCGAAAATCGAATACATCAAGGATAATCAAGATTACCTTAAAATATCGGACGTGGATTTCAACAAACTGTTGACAGATATAAAGAAATCAGCAATATCAAATGTTTGTAATCGAGTATTTTCGGAATATGACTTCTTAGATAGAAATGTCATGTATAAAAATGCCAGCAATAAAATAAATACTGAGGGACTTCCTTTGGGATTCGTTGGGTATAAAATTGAAGTTGGAGCCGAAAAGAATATTGCATTTAAGATTAACCGTGTTTTATTGGATTTTGATGGTATAGGTGAAATTAAATTGTTGTTGTGGAATACAGCTAAAAAAGCAGTATTACTTCAAAAAACAATTGAGATAACCTCAGACCATCAAGAAGTTGTTTTAGAATGGACAATCGACAATACATTGACCACTTACAAGGGAGATTATTATATTGGGTACAACACAACGGATATTACAGTAGTTCCTTTCAAGAGAGAATTAGGAAATTCGGATGTAATATCTACTATAAAATATCTTTGTTTTCAAAAGGTTTTTGTTTCAAATCATGCTACAGAAGAATTATTCGATATTAATAAAATCGAAGGATTATCAACTGCTACTGGATTGAATTTCGATATTTCTGTTTTTGATGATTTTACTGATTTCGTAATAAACAATAAAATGCTTTTTGCTAAAGCCATACAACTTGATTGCATCATTCAATGTCTTCAAATTTACATGACTTCGCTACGAAGCAATGCTAATCAATCAAATTCCAATCAAATGTATGAAAAGATTATGATTGATTTAGAAGGTACATCATCAGAAAGTTTGGTGAAGGTTAATGGATTAAGAAACCAATTATTAGGTGAGATTACCACCATTAAGGAGGAAATTAAAAAAATGAAAGTTGGGTTTTCAAAAAGCAGACAATTTATGGTTAATACCCTTCAATAAATGAATCATGTAAAAACAAAACCTACTGGGCTTGATGCCATAATTCACGATATACAGAAAGAAATCTATCCTATTTCTTCTGATTGGAATATAGTTATGGATGGTTATCCAAGATGTTATATTCTAAACAAAGAAAATGGACAAACGGTAGAAGCATATATCGGAGATAAGGAATACAGTAAGCCACTGAGTTTTGCCGAGGGAAATAAGTTTTTCTTTGTTGCGCCAAACGACATTGTGAACGTTTCTCCAAAATATTTCAAAACAGATATTGAATTGTATTTCATATTGAACCTAACAGAATGTAAGCCCGATATTTTGCATAGAGCAGATGAGGAAGTAAGACAGGATGTGATTAATTTGCTGGAAAAATGTTCATCTGTTCGGATTGTTAGAATTGTTTGGCAGATTGATAAAGTTTTTAACAGGTTTAGAAACAAGCAAAGCCGAAGTTATGATTATGATACCGCAACCGACATTCATCCATATCATGCATTCAAAGTAGAATTGGAATTATTGCCTTATAACATCAACAAACAAATTTGTAACATTTAAAATTAAAAAATTATGCCAGTAAAAATAAATGATTTCGGCAATTGCCAACAAACAGTAAAAGGGACAGGTACAACAAACTGCGATTTCGAAACTGTTGGTGATTATTTAGGGCAAGGACTTCTTCAAAAAGGAGTTACATTTCCAATTACATCAGGTTCAGTTGCTATTGATGAAACTATCATGGATGGATTAATTCAAGATAGAAAACTTCACCAATTAATTGACCGTTTAGGATTCACACAAGATACTCCTGATAATGAGGTATTTACTGATGGAACAGGACTTGAAAGTTCAGTAAGAACAGGAAAAACAAAATTCACAACTCAATATGCAAGAGGCTTAGAAAATGCTAAAGCAATCCACTCTTTGAAAGGACAAAACAGATGGGACACTATTCTTTATTTCACAGAAGGAATTGTATTAACTGTAAATCCTGATGGAACTTCTGCTAAAGGTCTTGATATTGGGCGTTTTGATGTAACTACAATAAAATTCTTATCAGGTACAGATAAACAACAAGTTTCAACTATCATGCAGTTAACCAGACCTGATGAATTAAATGACAGAGCATTATTTATTCCTTATGATAAATTAGGATTTGATGCTTCTTTGAAAGATGGTGTTATTGACGCTACTATTATAGTAGTTAGCCCACCAACAACAACAGGAGGTGGCGCATCAAAAATGTCAGTAAAGCTAACATCAGCCTCTAATACAGGAAATGTTTTGTTAGGATTTGATGATATTTTGCATTGGGCTACTGGAGGTGTTCAAACAACTCCAAAACCAGCTCCAACAGCAATAGCGTATAATTCTTCAACAGGATTATATGATTTGACATTTGGAAGTCCATTTATAGCGGGAGATACATATCAACCGAGATTACGAGACTTATCAAAAGATGTTGCTAAAGATTCGTTAGGTAAATTCTACGCAGGTCGTTCAGCATCAGGAACAGTAGTTTAATTAGGTTAGTTTTTAATGTAAAGCCTTGTCTTGTAATAAAGGCAAGGCTTTTTTAATTATATATGATATGAAAATAGATTGCAAATTATTTAATATACGGATTAATAATTATAAACAAAGTCAAATATTTGTATTTGAATTACGCACTAAATATAAATATTTATATAATTCCTTTATTTATAAAAAATGCTTACATACTAATATAAAAAGGAAAATATATCAATCAATGAAACTTGATAATTATAATAAAAAACTTATTGATTTAGGAAGATTACAAATTCATTATCTTGATTATAAAAAAATAATTTAAATACAATAATATGAAAATAGTAGGTATATCGATAGATGAAAATAATTTACCAACAAGGGAACAAGTTTTTGAATTATCCATAAATTCAATAGAATATTCAGCCAATCCTTTTAGAGAAAAGGAAATAAATGATATTTTGGATAAAAGTGAACTTTGGGATAAAAAAGAACAAGCAATAAATCAAGAAGATGGACTACATACAATTATTGCAAAACAACATAAAAAATTTAAGCGAGAATGAGATAAACAATCTATTATTCGATGAATTTTTTAAACTTGAAGATGAAATTTCAGATCTGAATTTAAAACAAATTGAACAAAGTAAAGGTTTTGATTATCAGGAATTGGACAGTAATACTTATAATGGTACCTACAGTGAGAATACTCAGGCTTACGCTGATTTAGGTAATCCATATCCTTCGTTGACAAGAAAGCCAAAAGGAGAGAAATATAATTTTCTTTGGTCGGGTAATTTTGCAAAAGGATTTGGAATACGAAAAGAAGGTGATGGAATAGAAACTTATAGTAATGGAGCATATAGTACTACAACATTTGGTAAAACTGCATTTTTTCAGAGTTACAACAATATGTTTGGACTTAACGAAAAAAATACTATTACCATAGAATCCGAAGTTATGTATTATGTGTTAGAAAAAATAATTCTAAAAATATACAAATGAGCCAATGTTTTTCATGCGGTCAAGATTTTACACAAAATGTAAATGCTCTTTTAAGTGCTTATAAGGAACAATATGAAAAGCTCGGTATAATTCGCTATTTTTACAAAAAAGAAACAAATGGAGCAATCTATATATGCAAAGCCTCATCTTTTGCCACAATTTATGAATCGGATATTAAACCGAACTTCGATAAAGGTGCTGAATATTCCCATATCAAAGAATACCCATGATATAAACAGTTTGAAATGGGTTACATTTTTAGAAATAATGAAATCTGAAAAGTATGAATTATTAGACTTGGGTTATTCAGAAAAAAATAAATATTCAGAAAAAGAATTATCTTTTTTCAAAGAGGCTTGGATAAAAGTTCAAGATGATGCTTATGTAATAGAGGATAATTTTGAAGCATCGGCATTGCTTAAAAAAAGTTTTGAAAGATTAGTATTGGAACAAAGAGTGAAATTGATTCAAGAAGATGCAAATTTATTATTATGGTTTATTGATAAAAGAGATATTTATCAGTACGAAGATAAATTGTATGATTTTGAAAGAGGTGTTCAGAGTATTTATGCCATGATTAGAAATCACGACCCAAGAATAAAATTGGATTGCTTCGGGGATATTGAAGATAATTTCAAAGTTTTGGAAAGAGCAGTTTTATCAATGGTAAATGAATATAATACTAAGTTCAAAGATATTGAGCAAAAAGTAAAAAAAGCAACTACTTCTTTATTCTATAATGTTCTGCAAGTGAATAGAATTACAGGCTTACAATTAAACGCAATGACAATGGTTATTGCGGAATGGTTAGAAGCTAAAAAGATTGCTTTAGAAATTAACAAATCTAATACGGAAAAAAATGAGCGACTTTCAAAGTAAGATAATTGAAGTAAAAAAACTTGTAGAAGAAGTAAATGATTTATTTAAAACGCAAATAGAGGTTTTAGATAGCCTTAATGCTTCTATTAAAAAATATGGCACATCGGCAAAAGGAGTTCCAAGTGATTTTAGTAAGGCGCAAAATGATATAAAAGCACAAGCAGAAGAACAAATAAAAATAGAAAAGGCTAAATTAGCCATGATTGCCTCATTGAATAAACAAAGGTATCAAGAGGAAGAAAAATTACGTAATGATGCAGAAAAAGCAATGTTACATGGCAATCAAGAAGAAATAAAGCAAATAAAAGCGAGACAAGCCATGATTGCTTCTTTAGGAAAACAAAGAAAGCAAGAAGAAGAACAAATAAAAAAAGAAGCATTAGCAAATGAACATTTAAGTCGTGCTTATGTTCAATTGACTGGTAAAAGAAATGAAGCTAAAAATAAACTTCAAGATTTAATTGCTTCTGAAAAAGCCTCTACATCTGAGATAAAAAAAGCCCAAAAAGAATTTGACATTTTAAATAAAAAAGTAGCACAAGCTGATAATGCTATTGGAAAATTAAGCCAAGCAAATGGAGGTTTAAAAAACCTAACAAGTAGTGTGTCCAGTTTGATGGGGGCATTTGGTATTGCGACAGGATTATTTCTTGCAGTTGATATTGCTAAAAATATTTACGAAACTACCAAGCAACTTCAAAGTTTAGATTTGGCTTTAAAAATGGTTTCGGGAACACAGGAGGAATTTGCATCAAATCAGGCTTTCATATCTGGAGTTGCCGAAAAATGGGGTATTGAAATTAAAGGTCTTACTGAACAATATACTCAATTTTATACAGCATCTAAAGGAATACTATCTACTGCTAAAATAAAAGAAGTATTTGAGAGTATCGCTAAGTCAGGTGCATTAATGGGATTAAGCGTAGAAAAGCAAAATAATGCATTCTATGCTTTCGAGCAAATGATGTCTAAGGGGGTTGTTTCTTCGGAAGAATTGAAAAAACAATTAGGTAATGCAATGCCTGGGGCAATGAAAGCGGCAGGAATGGCTTATATGGAATTACACCCTAAAATTAAGTCTATTCAAGAAGCCGAAGGAGCATTGATGAAAGAAATGAAAAAGGGAGCAATTGATTCTGCTACTTATGTTCCTTTAATCGTTAAAAATTTAGAAAAACTATACGGTATTGAAATGGTTGATAAAGTGGAAACTTTACAAGCATCGCAAGAAAGATTTATGAATAGTTGGACTAATTTAGTTCGACACATGAATGAAAGCCCAACTTCTGGATTAGGTAGTTTCTTTAATTTTTTAATGGATGGACTTACGAATGCAACAAAAGCATTAGATAAATTCCTGAGTAGTTGGGACACAATTCAAAAAGAAGCAAAAATAAGTGGAACAGCAGAAGGTTCTAAAATGTTTAAACAAGCTATTGCAGGGAAAGATGCGGAAGAAGCAAAAGCCGAAGCATTATACCAACAAGTGCAAGCGAGAGAGATTTTGTTAGGATTGCTTAAAGAAGAAGAAAAAGTTGTAAAAAAAGTAACTGAATGGAGAAAATTAGGCGGAACAACCGTTGGTAGCGAGGCTTCCGAAGAAGAATTGAGAAAATTAAAATACAATATTGGTATTTATGCCTCGATATTACGAGAGAGTAAAACTTTCCTACAGCCAGTAGCAGTTGTTAAAGCAGGAGGTGGAACATCTGAAAAAGAAACAGATGAAGAAAAAAAAGCAAGATTAGCAAGAGAAAAAGCACAAGAAGATATGCTAAAGGCTATCTATGAAGCCAACAAAAAAGAGATTGAATTAAAGATTGCCAAAAATGAAGTTATTTTAAATAATGAAAATTCATCATTTGAACAACAACAAAAAGCTTTAGAGGAAAATTTAGCATATAGAATGATGCTATTAAAAATGGATTATAATGAGCAAGTTCGTTTAGCAAAAGGAAATGATGCTAAAATAAAATCAGCAAATTATGATTTTCAAATTGCAGTTATAAAACAAACAGAAGATTTTAATAAAAAATTAAAAGAAATCCGAGAAAAGGATAGAAAAGAACGTGCAGACGAAATTAAAGATGTTCAAAAAGACCAAGATACTGCAAATGAAAGTGCAAAAACACAAGAAGAAGAAAAAACAAAAATAATTGTAGCGGGATTTAATGCTATTGATGAAGCAGAGGAAAAAAGATTAAAAAAACAAAAAGAAATACAAAAAGCAAGGATAAAATTATTCAATGAATATATTGGTGAATTTGCTTATAAATCAGGATTTGGACAATCTTTTGATTTCTTTACTGAATTAGACAAGAATGGAAAAACTATGTGGGAAAAACTCATAGAAGATGCAAAGGACGGAAAAATGGAGTTTGAGGATGTTTTTATGGGTATTACCACTATTGCGCAGGATTCTTTTAATCTTATATCGGGAGCAAGCGAACAACATTTTGCAAGAGAATACGCTCGATTAGAAAAACAACATGATGATGCTATTGAGTTTGCTGGAGATAGTGATTCTGCTAAAAAACAGATTGAGAAGGATTATGAAAAAAGACGAAAAGAAATAGAAAAAAGAGAGTTTGAATCAAAACAACACCAAGCCTCAGTTAATATAGCTATTGATACAGCACAAGCTATTATGCAGATTTGGGCGCACTCTCCTGACCCAACAGGAATAAGTCAAGGTATTATGACAGGTATTATTGCTACATTAGGATTAGCACAAATTGGAATTGTTGAAGGTAAAAAATTTCAAGAATATTATACAGGAACCGATAATGCACAAGAAGGACTTGCTTATACCCAAGAGCGTGGAGCCGAGATAATAACCGACAAAAAAGGGAATATTAAAGATTTCGGAGATAACAGAGGAGCAAGGTTGACAAAAATGAGTGCTGGAGATAAAGTGTTTACTGCGGAACAAACTAAACGATTAATGTTTCAAAATGACTATCATGAATTGTTATCATCAAATGGTATTTTGGAGCCAAAAATTGTAATTGACAATGGAATTACCTATCAACAAATGGATGAAGTCTTAGGTAAACATTTTGGAAATATGGAAGATAAAGGAATTATCTTTGACGATGGGAACTTCAAAGAATATGTTTCCAAAGGACATAGTAGGACTATTAATATCGATAAAAGAGTTTCAGGTCGAGGCAATAAAGTATAATCATGGGAGAAGAATTTTATTTAGAGTTCATTAGTGATGGATTAGGCAAGGTTCAAGTTGACGAGCCAAGTGGGTATAATGCCACTTCTTTTGAATTAAAACAAAAAGAGAAGGGTTATGCTCGTGATATATTTTTCGGTGGCGCAGAAATCCCTTATGAGTTTAGTTACTACAAAAATCATTATATTCAAAAACTAATTTATTATAATAATACCTTTGGCTTTGAGGCAAAGGTAAATTTTATAATAAAAAAAGCAGGCATAGAAAATATTGTAGGTGAAATTGATTTTGCAACAGCAATTACAGATGATTATCAATATTTTAAATGTAAAGTAATCCAAAATGGTAGTTATCAAATTATTAATAGAAGAAGGGAAGTAAAAGTTGACTTATTAAGCGATAAAGATATAGATGGGAACCCAATAACACCTCTTGTTCCTAAAAATATGCTATTATTAAGCAAGCCTATTTATCAGGAAAGTTTGTGGGAGCAATCAACAGTTTTTGATAAGAGAATTGAAACTAAAGACAGTAGAATATATACAATTAATCCTTGCCAAAACCTAAAAAAGTTTGACATAGAAGATTCTCTTACTTTTTTTAGTAATGAATCAAACAACTTTGAGGATTTCAAAATTATAACAGCAAAAGACAATATTAAAGAACTTAAGTTGTCTATTAATAATTGTTCAGGAATACTAAATACAGGAGCATTTAATGGTGGGAATGGATATTTAGATTTTAATCTTGTGCTTAGATGGGGAGCAATAACAGGAGATGGAATTACATCTTTGTATGATACAGAAAATAAAATCGTTTTGCTCTCAAAACACATGACAGATACTGATGCTGATTGGTCTTTTGATAAGAGTTTTAATGTTCAAATAAATGAACTTAAACGAGGAGAAACAGCTTATTTATGTTATGAGTTTTTCTTACGACAATCAGCAATAACAGGAACATTTACTTGTAATACTATTTTGAATTTAAAAAGTATTAAAGCCTCGGCTGTATCATCATCTTATAATTCAGTTACAAAAACATATCGCCTTTATGATGTTCTTAGTCAAGTAGTAAAATCAATTTCGGGTTTGAATATTATTGCCCCAAGATTTGAATATGGAGGTGAATTTTACGATAATAGAATTTTTAGTGGTAATTTTTTAAGAAACATTATTGATAAGGGGTTTAAAATAAGTCTTGAAGATATTGAAAAGTCCTTAATGGAAATTAATTGTGATTATAAAATTACATTTGATGGTAGGATATTTTTTGGAAATGAAAAAGATTATTATCAATCTATTGAATGTGGTTTTTTTGATAACACTCAGTTTTCAAAAATGAATAAAATTGCTAATCCAAGATTTACGGTAAATGAATTTTGGTTCAAATATAATCAGTATCAATCATTGAAGGAAAATGAGGAGCCAAATAGTTCCGATGAAATTCATGGAGAAAGTAGGATTGTTTTTTTTAATAAAAATGTAGAGAACAAAAAAGAAGTAGAGGTTGAATGGATAAGAAGCGCATTTGTTATTGAGGAAAATAGAAGAAAGGCTTTAGAAATATCCGAGGCAACATCTTCTCAAAATGATGATGATATTTTTATAATAGATTCTGTTAATACTGAAAATGATATTGTTTTTAGTGAATTTACTAATCTACAGCATACTTATATTGAATCTACAAAACTATCATTAAAAACGAATGGTGATGTAAATTTTGAGTTAATGGGTATATATGTAGGTTCCGTTTTTATCATACAAGCTCCAGATAATAATTCAAGAAATTATACTGTTTACGAGGTTAATAATAATGAAATAAAATTGAATAAAACTTCTGGTGCTGACCTTAATCCATCAGATAATGGAATCCGTGTAACACCATATACTTATACCATACATAAATCAGATGTTCCATTTACTAATTATACCAATCAAAATATTACCGCATTTAACATCAATGCATCAGATAGTTATTCAAACCTTAGATATTCAATAGGGCAAAATATTTGGAATTATTGGAAGGAATATTTAGCAACTGTTAATAATTATTGGAAATCAAAACCAATAAAAAATACGTGGTATAAAAATAATCCAAAATGCACTATTGTATATAATGGGAAAACTATAGAAGAAGGAGCCGATATTATTACAACAGATGTAGTGCCGTTATTATCCCCATTTATCTACAAAGATATTATTTTTAAAAATGTTGAGTTTGATGAATTTATGGAATTAGTTAAGGAATTAAGAACAAAAGAAGGTTATGTTAGAGGAATTGATAATAACGAAAGAGTCTTAAAGGTTTTTCCTATAAGTGTTAAATGGGAAGTTTTAGAAAAAAGCCTAACAATAGTAGGAGAAGAAAAGTTCGAACCATTTTTTATGACATTGGAAACGGCAGGATTATTTACTACAATAAATAGTGAAACAAGAACACGTTACCTGAAATGGAAAATTGAGGATGATAAATTAGCTATTTTTGATATTAATAGACAAAGATTATATAATCCTATTTATTGGAATACGGTTAGCGTAAACGGAGCAATACCTATTACTATTCCTCAATTAAAAGAATGGATGCGATTAATAGGTGAAGAAATCGTCTAAACGATAGTATTGAAAAAATTTATATATTTGTTTAAAATATAATATTAATATGGTTAATCCTTTAATAAAACTCAAAAGAACTTACCAAGAGGCTATTTCCTTTATTGATAGCCCTGTAAATCGATTCTATATATTGTCAGGAGTTCAATTATTACCTAATAACCATACTAAATATGTTCAGATCACCGACATTGAGGATGGAATGCATTTAGAGGATTGGACAGTTAATGCGGTGAATTTTTATACTGGAATAAAAACAGATATTACTGAATATTTTAATGTTGATAGCTTAACTAATTCCATAAACGGAAATCCGCAATTATATTGGAGCCTTACTCATGTTCCATTTGATTTTGGTTTTGATTTTATTTATTTAGAAATAACGCAAATATTTGGAGAAACATTTTATTCTACCCCTTTTTTATTAACCAGTATAAACAGCGATAGAACGACTCAGTTTCATTATAAGTCAACTAAAAACGATGTGATGCAATCTATAGGAATACAATCATGGTTCAGACAAAAACAACGAAGTGAGGAGTTAACTCAGTATTATGAAGTTTCAACAAAGACAACAACAACCAATTCCCAAAAGTTAAACAAACTATTCAAATACAGTACGGAGTTAATGCCTTTAGATACTATGGATTTATTTATGGATATTTTATCAAGTCCATATCTTTACATGGAAAAAGTAAGGTCTTTCTTATTTGAGGTACCTAAAATGCCTGATATGATTGGAGAAGAAAATTTTGGGAAATTTGATTATTTAGTTTCGCAAAGAGCAGATATTAATTACAAAGAGCCAGAGCCATCAAAAGGTGATTGGTTGTCAACAGACTGGTTATCAACAGATTGGTTAATTTATAATCCATAATAACATGGCTACAAGAGCAGAAAAAATCGCAATGATTAATGGTATTGGTACAGGAGAACCGAATACAGCAGAAGAAATAAGAAACATATTAATGGAGTTATTAGACCCTCCAGCTAAAACGATAGTTATTAAGGATGTTTCAAATTCATACATAACAGCTAATTTTGATGGAACTGGATTAGGAGTAAATGAAGAAGAAGGATATGCGATATGCAATGGTGCTAACGGTACAAGAAATTGGGCTGAAAGAGTGCCTTTGGCTTATGGTGGAGCATTCCTTATAATGGGTGCTACTGGTGGAAGTGCCGATTCAGTAGTTGTAGCGCATGACCATACATTTGCAAATACATTAACTGGTAAAGGAAGTGGCGGAATAGGAGATTTTGCATCTACTGCAAGTAATACAGATTATTCCGATAATATAAAAACAGAATCAACAGGAGTATCAGGAGCTGGTAAAAATTATCAGCCATATATTGTTACTTTGGTAACGATGAAACTTTAATCACGAAATTATTTTATTATGGCTAATTCGCTATTAATTGAAAAAGAAACTGGGGGTTACTTCGGATTTACGGTATCGGTAGATGGTATTCCGCAACCAAAAGTTCGTAATGTAAGAAATGATGCGTTTTCAGTAGGAGATATTTGCCATTTTAAAACGGCTACTGGAGCAAACATTGTAATGCAACAGAATATAAATGTTACTGATATTACTCTTATAGCAAGTGGTACTTTTACATTTACAGATATTGATGTTTTTCTTAATAAACTTATTGAGGTAGGATATTATGATTGGCTTACAGAAGGTGGCGGTAGTGGTGGAGCAAATAGATTCGATGAATTAGACGATACATTTGATTATTTTGGAAAGGATGGACAATGTGTAATTGTAAATGAATCGGAATTAAAACTTATCACCGTTCCATTATATAATTATCGGAATTTTACAGATTTAGAAGATACTCCTGATGTTTTAGTTGCTAATAAAATGCTAATAGTTAGTTCGGATGGCTTACGAGTTGAATTAAAAGACCAACCTCCTGCTCCTGAACAATTTTTAAACTCCGTAGGATTCTTTGTATATGATGATTTAGCTACACGAACAACTCCGTTATCATTTTTATCAGGTGTAGAAAAAAAATTAACTAATGATACGATAGGAGCCTTTACAAATCTCGCATATCCTCCTTATGGAGTTAGCCGACTTTGGAATAGCACTACAAATCAAATAGATTTTACTCAATTAGGATTAGGAGATATTGTAACACTTAGATTAGCTATAGAACCTACTACTTCTACGGCAAATCAAAATTGGGAAATAATATTAAAATTAGGAATTGGCTCATCTGAACCGCTGAATATGGTTATTTTTAATCATAATACTAAACCAGCGGGATTAGAACCACAAACATTTGATATTGAATTTGGAATTGGTAATAATAATATTAAAAATTTTCCAGCAGAATTGTATATTTTATCAGATGGAAATGGTACAATAACAACTGGAGTATTTTATTTTAGTGTATTACGAAAAAACATAAATATAATAGATATTAATGTAGATGCAAATTATCATATTGCGCCTGAGAAAATAACAATAGTTGATAATGATGAAATAGCTGGTCAAAATAGTGCATTAAGTTATGCATCAATGAAATTTAAAGCAATTTCATTATGGAATTATATAAAAACAAAAGCTGATGCAAGATATGCTCTTATTGCAGATTTAACCAATTATTATACAAAAACTGAAGTAGATACCGCTGATACCAATACTCTTAATTCTGCAAAAACATACGCTGACGGATTGGTTATTGGATTGTTAGATGATCGAGGTAATTATAATCCAACTACAAATAGTAATTTATATCCAACAACAGGAGGAAGTGGAACATCAGGAGCTATTTTAAAAGGTGATTTATGGTCTATTAATGGGTTGGGTTCAGGAGTATCTACAGCTATTGGTGGCAAAACAGTAACTGATGGAGATGTTGTAAGAGCATTAATTAATACTCCTGGTAATACAGATGCAAATTGGGTAATCACTGAAAATAACTTTGGATATGTAGCTGAGAACTTAGCGAATAAACAAGATTCTCTTGACGCAGATGGCACAGGAAAAAAATACCCAACTACTGACGTATTAAACGCATTAAGCACTGCCAATAATTTAAGTAGGTATTTAGACGCTAAAGTAGTGGAGGAGGGGAATGATTTAGCTAGAATTAAAATAGGTCAGGCAACATTATCTATTAATACAGCAGTTACTTTAGGCACAATGAAAACTGTTAATATTAAAAAATACGAAGATAAATTTAAATTAATGGCAGGCAGAAAATATAAGCTTACAGGATTATTAAGACCTAGTCTATCCAATAATACAAGTTTTACTACTTTTTGTTTTTATGACGAATCAAGAGCTGTTTATATAGATAAAGATTATCCTTATAATGGTTTTGGTAACTTAAGCTTAAATTACGGAACTTCATCTGCTTCAAATAACCAAGCAATTGAAGCTACAACTGCGGTTATTATTCCAGAACAAAATATATACGTTTCATTAAAAATGAATGCAATTACTGGAACAACTACAGATTTTGATGTCGCAAAAGTGTATTCACATATTACTATTGAAGAATTAGGAATTGAAAAAATAAATGTATTAGTAAATATTCCTACATCATTTGTAGAACATGCACAGGGAACAGTTTATACTACTGACTATCCAGACGTGTTCTTTGCGAGCATAACAGATAGGATTGTAAAAGTCGATATTCACACAGGGGCTATTTTAGCAACTTATTCAGGGGTATCACATATAGGAGGAATTTGTTATCTAAACGGTAAAATTTACGCAGGATACACTCCAATTGCAAACTTCAATACTCCAAGCCCTGCTTCACAAATTTTAGAAATAAATCCTGTAGGAATGACGTTGATAAGAGCTGTTAATAATACAGGAATAAATGCTTTTGGGTGCATTGGCACTGACGGCACTAAATTATATGTTGGATACGGAAGTAGCTCGCTTACGGATGGTAAAATACAAGAAATAAATACAACTACGTTGTTGCTTACGGGGTCTGTAACTACAATTACTGGTGCGTTTAGTACAGGTATACAAACTATAGATTATTTCAATGGGCAATGGTATTTTGGAGTGCATACAGGAGTGGCATCTCCTGGAACGGGCGGAGGGCTTATAATTTTAAATAATTCTTTTGTAATACAAAATACATACATAGTTGCTGGGGATTTTTCGGACGGGTACGGAAATGGATTAATTCAATATAAGGGTAATATTTATTTCATGCAACCAGTACCGGTAGAGAGCCCTTACACGCATAGATTAAGGCTTTTGAAGTTATAGTTTATTAATGATTTTTTTACCTATTGTAATTACCTTAAATCAATCAATAATTAAAAACAACAAATATGAAAACATTTACATTAGAATTATTCGGAACAATAGATTTACCAATTTAAACTATAAACATAAATAAACATGAAACAATCAAATTTTTTTAGCCTTAATTGGAGAGATTTTTTAAGGGGGTGGATTATGGCTATAGGCACACCTGCTTTATATTTGTTACAGGAAATGATTCCAGGATTTGACATTCACTCAATGTATAAAATAGCTATTTCTGCAAGCGTTACATACTTGCTTAAAAACTTTTTTACCAAACCTGATACAAAATTATATTCCGAAGAAATAGGAGGAGGAGGAATTCAGAACCCGCCAAAGACATGAGATTTTTTTTAAAAGAAACAATTTACTTACTCCCTATTTTTCTTATGGGAGTAAGTTTTTTGTCAATAATTTTAGATTTGAATTTTGTTATTTGGGGAAATATTGCTGGTTTTTCTTTAGTTACGGATGTTTTATTTTTTTATGTTTTTTTTTACGGACGATATTGTTTACTTACAAAAATGCTTCCTGTTGGAATGTTCTTTATTAATATTGTAAACATAATTGGATACTATACTCCCAATTACTACGAAAATTGGTACGAGATTGTAATATTTTGTGTAATTTTATCCTCAACAATTATTTACGAACTAAATAAGCGATTGAATCGATGATTAAATTACAGATACCCCTATCAAAAGAATTACTTAGTACTACGGATGCAACAACAACAGGTGTTTTAATAGTAGGTATTATTGCCCTTAGTGCCGTTGTAGTTTTTTTGTTTAGAGAATATAAAATTCTAAATTCTGAGTTTAAAGAATACATGAAGGCTTCTAATGAAACTTTAGTGAAGATGAATAATTCTTATAACCAATTCGTGTCAAATATGATTGAGTTGAAAAAGAGATAAATGATGTGTGAAGATATTCTACATACGGAAGAAAAACACTGTTTAGAACAAACAATAAAAACAGTTTTAAAATCCATCGAAAGAGGAGAGAAAAAACTACGTAAATTATTTAAAGAAGAAGAACCTAAAAAAGATAAATAATGATACAATTGCATAAAAAATACAAATCATTATTAGATAAATATGGAGTCAATACGCATTTGCGATTGGCTCATTTTTTTTCTCAAACAGAGCATGAGTCAGGATTAAAACCTATTAGTGAAAAACTTAATTATAGCGCAAAAAGAATGTTGGAGATATTCAAATCAGATTTTGATACGAATAGAGACAAATGGCTTAGTCCACAAGAAAAAGAAAAAGTACTATCTTTAATAGGGCATCCTGATAAAATTGCAAATTTTGTTTATGCTAATCAAAATGGAAATGGAAATGAAAATAGCGGTGATGGGTGGAAATACAGAGGACGTGGATTTATTCAAATAACAGGAAAAGAAAACTATTCTAAATTATCTAAAGATACAGGAATTGATTGTTTGAAAAATCCTGATTTATTATTAGAAGAATCCAATGCAATGATTTCTGCTTTATGGTTTTGGAAAATCAAAGGATTAAATGCTTTATCTGATAAAAATGACATTATCGGAATCACAAAAAAAATCAACGGTGGTACTAACGGACTTTTAGAACGAAAATCATTATTTACAAAATATCAGAAAGAATTATGACAGGTATTTACAAAATAACCAGCCCATCAGGTAAGGTTTATATAGGTTCAAGTAAAAACATTGAAAGAAGAATTAAATATTATAGTTCAATAAGTTGTATTGGACAAACAAAATTATATAATTCTATAAAAAAATATGGTTGGAATAATCATATATTAGAAATAATTAAAGAATGTTCTTTTGATGAACTTTATTCACAAGAAAGATATTATGGAGAAATGTATGATGTTTTAGGCATAAATGGATTGAATTTAATATTACCTAAAGCTGGAGAAAATAAAATAGGAGTTTCCAATGAAACAAGATTAAAAATGTCGTTATCAAAATCAGGCGATAAAAACACCTTTTTTGGTAAAAAACACAGCAATAATGCTAAAGAAAAAATAAGGTTATTTCAAACAGGAAGAACTCATACAACAGAACACAGAAAAAAAGTTTCAGATAATAATGCTAAAAATTTATCAAAAATAGTTTTAGATTTAAATACTGGTGTTTTTTATGAAAGTGCAAAAGAATTATCTGATTTATATTGTATAAAACACTCTACTATTAGGGCAAGACTCAATGGAACCAATAAAAATAAAACGCAATTTATATATTGTTAATGTAATTATTTATGAAAAACTTATTCAGAATATTATGTATTTCGTTGTTATTGGCATTAGCGATGCTTTTATTTAATTCTTGCGATATTTATAAAAAAGCATCCAAAGAGAAAACAGATATTGACTTTAATGAGAAAATAGAGACTAAAACTTACAGAAAAGGCGATACTGTTGTTTATGTTCCAAATATAAAGTATAAAGATACTACGATATATACGTATAATCGACAAGGAACCACTTTAAAGACAGTTTATGACAAAACTGGCAGTGTAGCTAAGATTGATTGTTATTCTGCCGAAATAGAGACTCTAATTAACGAAACTCGTAGATTACAGGATAATTCAAAATCAAAAGAGTCTGAAAAGAAAGAAGAAGTTAATACAACGTGGATTTTATATTTATTCGGGGCTTTTATGATTATAATTTGTTTTGCGTTGTTTTTGTTTTTTATCTATATAAAAGGGCAGACAAAAACTTTTACTTCAATACTGGAGAAAGTATCAAAATAGTTTAATTCTAAAAATTAAAATTATGAATAATATAGAAACAAACAACCAAAGAAGAAATCATATTATATTTTGGATTGTCGTAAGTATCGCATCAGCTTTACTTGTTTTTGGCTTGTAGCTATTGTCATATATTCAAGCAATAATATTCACCCCGTTAGAGATAGCGGGGTTTTCTTTTTATTCCTCGAACAATGTCCATATATTGACATCAAGGGCTTGTGAAATTTTCACTAAAGTATATATTGATACTCCAACTTTCTTGCAGTTCTCTAAATTGCAAATCATACTTTCAGTAGTTTTAGCATAAAACGCTAAATCTGTTCTACTCATTTCCTGATTTATTCTTTCCTTTTTGAGATTTCTACCAAAAGAATCCATTAATATATGGGTTCTAAAAGCAATCTCTTTTTCTGAAACCTCCGAACTTTTCTTCATTGCATAGTTGAGTTATAAAGTTAGACATATCCAATTGGTTATGACAAATTTAGCAATGTAAACACTATAATAGTATATCATTTTATGCAATCTAATTTTGAAGTATTATTAACAATTAAAACTTTAAAATTATGATTAACACAGGAGGAAATGAACTCGTTGGCGGTGCTGGCGGTTTAGGATTTGGAGGCTTCGGAGGTGGAGGCGGTATTATAGAAGGTCTTATTTTAGGAGCAATCCTAAATAGAGGTCGAGGTGGTTTATTTGGAGGTGAAGGAGGCGATGCTTCTTTATCTGCCGATGGAATCGCTTCGAAAACAGCTCTTTTGGTAAATCAAAATGCAGACCAAAATGCTATTTTGGCGGGAATAGCTAACGTAAAAGATAATATTTGCGATAGTGAAAAAACTACATTACAACAATTTTATGCGAGTGCTATCCAAGCATCTAACCTTGCGCAAAGCATTAAAGACCAAAATACAGCATTTGCTATTGTTGCCGACAAACGCTTTGATGATTTGACTTTACAATCAAGCCAACAAACTACAGCAATTTTAAGCAAGATTGACCAAGTTGAAAATCAATCTTTGAGAGACCAATTATTTCTTGAAAGACGTAGAGGTGACTTCAAAGAGCATGAATTGAACATTGTGAACACAAATACAAATGTGAACAATCAATTTCAACAACAACAACAAAGACAAGACCAAAGAGATTTCGAACACAATCGTAAATTTGATGCCTTGTTTAATGCGTTCAATCAAGTAAATAGAACGGCACAAGACATTGTAAATTTAGGAACCATGAATGCTTCTGGAACACAAGCAACAAGTGCTACTAATATAAAGTAGTAGAAGAATCAACGCCTAAATTATTATGGTTTAGGCGTTTATTTTCATTCTTAAAAACGAAAAGCTATGAGTTATTACGACGATTTATTGAAGCCATATACAGATAAATTATATCCTCAAAAAACGCCTCAACAGATAACTGATGAACAAAAAATACAAGCTTATCAAATATTTATCAGTACTAAAGAGGGAATACAAGCATTGAACGAGGTTAATGCTAAATTTAATTTGTGGTATGATGAAAATTATGGAGTAAAAAATTCAAATCAATCAAATGAAGTTAAAGAATTAAAAGAGTTAGTTCTTAAAATGGCTTCTCAAATTGAAAGTTTAACAACACAATTTAAATAGTAGAAATTATGGATTTTAGCGCAATATTACTGAAATATCCACCTTCTGAAATGTCAGAAATGACAGTTATTAAGGAGATACATAAAGCGGTTGAAACCGCACAGCATTGTCTTAAAAAAGACAAAAAAGGAGATTCCCATTTGCCTTATTTAATTAAAGCTTATGATATGTTGGAAGAATATTTTAATGTAAAAGGAATTACACCTGAATAAAATTTAAGCCCCTATGAGCAGGGGCTTTTTTTATTTTAATTCTTTAAGTTTTTCTTGATAATATTTTCTCATTTCTTCAAGTTCTACTCTATCCCAGTGATAATCATTTTTTTTATATGATTTTGCTTTTTCATCGAGATAGTTTAAATGTTCAATTCCAAGTCGTTGAATAACACCTGTTCGATAGCCACTTTCATTTCCTTCTTTTCGTAAGTTACATGATTGGCATTGTCCATTTATATTCTTTTCGTCAAACTTTAGATTAGAATATAACTCAGCCTTATATAAATGACCTGCATGAAAATCAGGCAAATACGGAATACCACAACTTATACATGGTTTTCCTTTATCTCTTAGTCTAATAAATTCATGGCAAGAATTTCTAACATTAATAAGCAATGTATTAAGTTTAGTTCTGTTTTTTCTTTCATCAAATGCTTTTTCAAGTTCAACTCGTGGTGATGTAACAGAAAGTGTAATTCTTTTTAATTTAGCAGAACCTTCTGGAGTTACTAAAAGCCATTTTGAATAACACTTACATTTTATTCCCAATCCGTTGATGCGTTCTTGTTGTGGAGTTCCGCATCCATGACCAATAGCAGTTGATGTCCCTTTGCATTTAGGAATTGATTTTGGTTTGACTTTTGAAGATTCAATAGATTTGGCACAAGACATTGAGCATGAAGTTTCAGTTGTTCTGTACTTCGGAGTAAATAATTCCCCACAGTTTTTACATTTTTTCGGATTCATTTTCTGGAATATTTTGAGATTTTAAAATTTCAACCAATAATTCAAGAGTGCTTGCGCTTATATTTTTGTTCTTTCGCAAATTACCAATGCAGAAATTAAAACCCTGATGGTAGTATGGGTAAATCTGCCTAATAAAAGAAAGTCTGTTTAGAATAAGTTTTTTATATCCTTCACTTGATTTGTAAGTTTCAGATTTTTTTACTGCGGTTGCGAAATCATGTATATCGTACATTTTCATAGTTTATTTAGTTTTATGATTAATTGTTTCGAATAGAGGACAAGCAAAATCTTTACATTTTATTTTTAAAAGACCATTATTTGTGCGATTAGATTTTCTTACTCCACAATATTGAAAAACTTTTGAATTACATTCCCATCTTTGGCGGTGTTCACAATCTTTGCACGTATTTACGTTTGTAGTTTCTTCGATGTCAAATAATTTGTTCATAATTTTCAAGTTTTGTTTTGAACCAAATTAATCCATTCGTCAACTTTGTGTGCTGGAATTTGCCTAATATCTACAGTAATTCCTATTGGCTGTAATCTTTTGAACTCGATGTTATTTTCGGATAGCCATTTAGCTACAGATGAATAATACTTACGGAGTTCAGGAGTTGGTTTTACTTTTTCGATTGATTTTTTCATTGTACAAAAGTATCATTATTAAAATCTTCTCCAAGTTCAGATAAATAATCTTCAATTTCTTGTAAATCTAAAATTCTATCTTCAAATTCAGTACCATATTCATAATCAGGATGTGCCATCATGCACAATTTAACTGATTTAATTTTGCGTAACATTTCTTCTGTTTTCATATCTCTATTTTTATTTCTTTGTTGTCCTTAAATCCGTAGAAAATCCAATATCGAGTCATATCCTGAACAAAAACATAATCTTTATATTTCAATCCTGCTTTCATTCGGGCTATTTCAATATTGGAATACTTTTTTGCATATCCTCATCCAACTCCTTTCATACCTAAAGAATCTACTAAAGAACGAATTTCGTTGGGAGTTTTTTTTAGGTATTTGCAAATCTCAACTGTACTCATATTTTTTATCTGCTTCCAATTTTACATCCCATTACCAATCCGACAAACCAGCCAATAATAAAACATATTCCTAACAATCCAAACATCTGAAATTCTGATAATACGTAGTTCATAGTGTTTAATTTTTAGGTTTTTCTACTGTCAAAAGAACTTCTACTAAAAATATTTCGTCTTTTGCTTTCCATTGTTTAATGCCATATTGATTCAAAACTTTTATCCAAACTCCTGATGGTGAAATTTCAAGTATTTTAAATTCTTCAACCATTATTTTTCCATGTTGTTGTCCTTTTAAAAGAACTCTTTTACCTATTAATTCGTTTACTTCCATAATATTATTGTTTATTTAAAATTATTAATCGTTGATATAATTCGATTGGCGATTCGTATTCTCCATCAGGAGTAGGTTTTCCGAAATTCAATTCAAAGCAATAATGTTCAATTTCGCAAAATCCGTTTTCATCCACTGGAAATGATTTTCTAATCTCCTTCAATATTCCTCGGATATGAGGAACTTTTCTATCATCATCAACCAAAGTCAAAAGGAATTGTATGTAGTTGATATACTGGCAGAATTTTTCTTCGGTAATCATAGCGTTATATTCAATCGTTTTGCTAAAATTGTAATTTCATCGCTTTCGTATTTGGCAACACCTCTCAAAAGCCTTTTTAATCTATCGTATGGGATGTAGGTCGATTTAGCTAAATCCTCCAAATTAATTCCTATAAAGCCAATTTCATGCATTAAATCTTTGCTAAATGCTTTGTGGTCGAATCCAATTTCTGAATGATAAACTTCAAATTGTTCGAGAACACATTTATTCATCTTTGATTCTAATATTTCATATTCCATAATTATTCAAGGTTAGAGTATTTAAATATTAAACCAGTGTTGGTTTTTACATTAAATTTATCTTTTAATAATCCAAGTCGAGTTGTAAGGGTACTTTTTGGAATGCCTAATAAAATATACACTTCTTTTATTTGGTAATCCAAACACATAGAGTCTAATATTAAAAGGTCTAATGTATCTAATTCAATCATAATGTGTTTTTATCAATTGCTAAATTCTTTTCAATAAGTCCGTGAATATCAAAATGCCATTCGTATAAATATTGCATCATGTTGTGTGATATGGATTTTACCTGATTGTATTCTAAGCATTGTTCATCATAATATCCGTATAATTGCAGTCTGTCAACAGGCACAAACTTCTCCATATTAACCTCAATTTCTTTTGTAAGGTCGGATAATGGGCGTAAGATTGGAGTAAGTACAAAACTTCCATGACTGTATTCCGATAATTCTTTTATTGAAAGAGTATAAATATGTTCCCATTTTGGGTAAACAGTTCTTTCTATTTTAACCTTAACGTTATAAGGCAAATACCCAACTAAATGTTTTAATTCTAATTTCATAATTTCTAATTTATTTACGGAATGACTTCCCTTTAAACTCTATCACATTAAACATTTCAAATAAACGGTCATAAACTCGTTCTCCATATTTTTCCTCAAATTCTCCTAATGCTTCATCAAAATCATCAGGAAAGTTTGTTTTAAAATTACAAGTGCAAAACGTTTTTGATTTACGGTTATATCTTTCCTCTAAAATTTCTTTAAAAATATTAACCTTTCCAAAATTCGAGGCGATTCGTTCAGTTTTAACATCATCGAAATACCGAATACCATTAAACATCAAACGCTCAAATTCGCTTCGTAGAGCATCTGAATTATCTCCAGTACACTTCTCGAACATAGTAACTGTTTCATTAGCTGAAAAGCCCTTAAAACCGATTCCTTTGATACCTTTAAACATTTGTTCGAAAACTTTCATCGTGGATGTTTTTCCATTGCCAAAATTACCGATTATCAAAAGACCTTTATCAAAACTTGGTTCCGAATATTCTTTTCTTAAATTTTCGCATTGAAAAAAACGTTCGTCTTTGGCAAAATAATAAATTAAAGGTTCTAAATTTTTTATTGTTATATTCTCGATTTTAATAAACGGACGATTATTTAATACTGGAAAAATAGATTTAAACACAACCCAAAGTTCTTTTGCTGTAACAGAAAAAGGCTGTTCGGGTTGGTCGGTCATAATTCGTTGGAAATATTCAGTCTGTTTTTGCTTTTGTTCTTCGGATTGAGAAACGTTCTTTTTCTCGTAAATATCAATCTGTTCTTTTTGTTGTTCGGATAAATCATCAAATTTTAAACTTTTCAGATATTCATATTTTCTTATCCCGATAATATTATATTGTGTCATGGTCTATTTCTTGTTTTTTTAGGTTCAGGATTTATTTTTTTAAAATCTGATTGTGGATTTAAGAGCCATTGATATTCAAAACTTTTCCAATCCTTTCCAATAATAAATTCTAATATTATATTTTTATCTTCGGTTGCTTTCTCAATTTCTTTAATGAATTTATTAAAAATTGTTTCCGTATCAGTAGCTTTCTTATTTTTTCTAATCAAAATCCAATCGTTCACAAGTTTTTCATGAAAACCATAATCGAGAAGTTTTTTTCTAAAATTGAACTTAGGAGTTAACTTAAATAAATTATCATCTTTAATATCAATTATATTTTCATTTACATTTTCATCTTCCATATGTTCATCATATGATGTTTCGCTTTTAATGTCAGTTATTTTACTTTTTATTCCTTTTTTTCTATTATTAGAACGACTTTCGGAATATTTTTTCCTTTTATCGATTTCTGTTTTCAATCGTGAATTTTCCAGTAAATTTGTTTCGATATTCAAAATGAACTTACTTTTGATTAAGTTATGTATATCATTTGATTGACATATGATTGACATATGTTTTTCAGAAATTCCATTTTTTGAGGCTTGAATACATAAACACTTGATATATGCACCTACTTCTTCATTTGTCATATCTGAAACTCCTGTAAAAAAATCTTGATGATAGAATAGAAATGCTGGGTCTTTAGACATCATCCACCTCTCTTTCTTTCTTTTTCATATATTCCCAATCTGTGAGTAATTTATTTACCATCATATCTTCAAACGTACTATTTAAAAAAGAACCTTTAATAAATAAAGACATAAATCGTATAATCGCATTTTCGGCAATTAAAGCGTCCTGCTTATTGTCATATATTTTTATAACAAGAACATAATCGAATGTTTTAATTTTACGATGTTGTTTTTCTCTTTTGTTTAAATCCATAGTACATCCAACATAAATTGGTTTATAGTCCAACATTAAAGCATAAACAGTATGTTGTTCTTTGTTGTTTTTTAAGGTTCTTGCCATAATTAAAAGGTTGTTAAAAACAAAAACTCCCATAATTCAAAACGCTTCTCACTTCGTTTATCCTTATAGGAGTTGTGTAATTCGGTTAAGTTGGTATGGTGTGAGAAGCCAACTACGATGCAAATATAATATTTTTTTTAATACAATAGAACTAATTTAATAGTTCATCGATTTGTTTTTTGCAATCCTCAATCGTTTCTCCATGTCCTGATATTATTTCAGATTCTGGAGTGTAAAAATCAAAATTTACATATCCTGTTAAATTTGGCGCAATAATATATCCTTGATATTCCATGATTATTCTGTTTCGTCTGAATCGTTAAATACTCGGTCTATAATTTCGGCAATGTAATTATAAGTCAATTTTTCAGGTTCCACATTTTGCAATGATTCTAAAAGAAGCGAGAAGTAAGCGACATCAACTCCGATTAATTGTTCTTGCAATACAACAGGATTTTTCAAATCCAATTCAGCAACTTGCCATAATATTTTTAAATAAGTTCCAGCGGTAATCGAGAAACCTCGTAATAAAAACTTTTTAGTTCTGATTACAGAAGTTAAAGGATATTTGGAACCAATGTAGATTAATTCTTTGGTAAGTAAAGCTTTTAGAGCTATTTCATTACATACTAATTTTGGCTTATCTCCTGAATAATGAAAATAGTTTGTGGCATGAGCAAAATCATAATTTTTATGAATTGTTTCGTGGTCACCAAAAAATCTAACAACCAACTGAACTTGATTAGAAAGTGTTATTGCGTTCTCGGATAAATAAACAGGTTCGTATTTTAATTCTTCTTGATTTTCATCAGGCAAATCATCTGACCTTCTCCAATAACCAATATGAGGAATATAAATTTTAACCCTATCTTCTTCCGATTCTTTTAATCCTTTCACGAAAAAACTCCATTTGTCAAAATCTTTAGTTTGCTCAGTATAATCTTTAGTGGGAATATTCAAACTATCTACAACATCAATAATAGAATCAGAAATATTGTTTTTGTAAATGGAAGCAATTTTATCTACATAATATTTGGATATTTTTAAAACCGTAGATTTAGTTTTGAAATATAAATCAAAATCATTTACATTTTCTTTTAAAAACATGGAAGCAATGCAACCACCAGTTACAATTAAATCTCTTTTCGCTTCTTTTCTTAATCCTTCATCTGTAATGGATTCGAGCCATTCAGTGATTTTTTTGTCAATGACAGTAGTAATTGTTTTAGTTTTCATAGATAATTTTTTAAGTTATTTTTTTTCTTTACATTCTATGCATTCACCATCAATATTAACATTGTGGATTATTTCTGTTTTATTACTAAAATCGGTATATTCTTTAAAATCTCCAATTTCTCTACTTACTATATATTTTTCAGCAAGTTCACTTCTTTTTTTATAATATTCAGTACAGGTTTTCATCTTCTAAAGTTTTTTGGAGGTTTGTTAATATATTTTGATTTTGGCTCGTTGTTGTTTTGTTGGGGTATATATTTAGGTTCTTGCTTTAATGGTTTAGACTCTTTCATACAAAAAATTAATATTTAATTGGTTCATGTAAAATAGGGTCATTAACAATCATATTCATAATATCTGAATATTTAGGAAGGTAACCGTTAATGAGTTTGTATTCTTTTTCGTGATATATTTCTCTTTCTCGAAGTATTTTATGAAATTGGCTCTCTAAAGCATCAAAAATTTCAGTTGAATGCTTTGTACTACTTTTAAGTAAAAGATACTTTAAAATGGACTTTGCTTCTGTTTCAGGGGTTAATTTACTGTTTGTGTAATGATTTATATACTTGATAAGTAACATTAGTATTTTATTCATGATTTTAGTTTTTAGGTTAAAATAAGCCGACATATTTCTATATCGGCTTTTTAAAATCCAATTCAACTGCTCCCTAAATCAAAGTAACTAATTGTAATTAAAGGGTTGTTTGCTCGTTTGGATATTTGTTATTACTGCTCAATAATGGCAATATCAGGACAAATTTCTCTGATTTTAGTCAATTCTTCGTCAATCACTTTATCTCTAATATCCTCGATTGTCTGATTTGCAGATGGGGATAAAAGAACAAATGAAACATCCCTTCCATTTACCTGAGCAAAAGTCTCTATCTCTAAAGTTTCGGCTTGTGTTCCTTTGAAAATTGGAATTGTAAGAGTAAACGAGGCGGGAAGATTACTATTTACAACTTGTGAAAAATTGTCTGTTCTATCTCCATTTTCTTTTACGGAACGGTCAATGCTATTATTTACCTTTGCGGTAAAGTTCATCAACTCAGTAACCAATTTCATATTTTCTGTCTTATCAGGAAAGAAAGCACGATTCATTTTAAAGAATAATCCTAATTCTGTTGGTGTCCAAACTTTTGCCGAATTAATTCCAAACTTTTTAAAACTTGGATGTTCTTCTAATTTACCACCTATGAAGTTAGTCAGGTAACTATCATTTTCATTTGTAACAAGTACTATGCTTATATTCTCACGGTTAACAAGTACATGGCATCGTTTTTGGTTTATTTGGTCTAATTGATCGTTTCTTTTGTTTAGAAACTCAGCAACTGTACCAATAACCCCTACAATATCTAATTTCAAAGGCTCTCTAACTTTTAGTTCGTTAACTTCTGATACTTCACGAATTACTAATTCTCCTTTTGTAAATCCTTCCGCAAATGTCATTTGCAATTTTTCGTTTTTCATAATGTTGTTTAGTTTTTAAATTATTCTTCTGTTCCAGTTTTTCTAATAGACTGAAAAATATTCCCTTGTAGTTCATCTGCATAAGCTGGACGGCTTTCAATCAATTCTCCGTTCTCGTTGTAAAATCCAACTTCCCTACTTTCTGCATCTACAAATTTAAAACAACGCTCTGTAACATTTTCTGCTTTGTTTTTTAAACCTACTAAGATTTCTTTCTTTTCTACTATCAAAGGTTTTAGCGTATCACTAAATTCTTTTACAGTTTCTTTCTTCTGAACTTCGAGGTCATTAATTTGAATTGACAACTCAGAAAGAGATTCTTTCTTTTTCAGTATTTGGTCGGGTGTAAACCGCTTCATGTAGCTTTTTTGTTCTACTGTGTCGCAGTTGTCGTTCAGAAAATTAATTCTGTCTTGTGGACTTAAAATGTCCTTACCTAATTCTCTTTGCATAAAAAATGGATTTATACCCTATTGGGCGGTTAAAAAATACTTGTTTGATTTTTGTTTTTAATAGAATTAGATTGTTGCTTAAGTCTAAATTCCATTGAAATCCATGACCTCATAGGGCGGGCATGGCATATAGGGTTTTTTGAATATGTCCAATCCTGCTTAAATATCAATCCTGCTTTTGAAAGCTTAAAGAATATGGAGCCAAAAATTCGTGGTTCGTGCGGAGGTTTATTGCCAGCATCATAATATGCTTTTTTAAAATCTTCCGAAGTAAAAGCCTTAAATTGAGTTTTTACCCACCCACAAGCGAATAGAAAACAATCATCATGATAACTCTGATTGTTTTCTTCCACTTGCTCGATTGCTTTTTTCATGGAATCGAATTGGCTTTTCATATTACATGATTATTATACCAAATCTTCCAAAAGCTTCTTCTTTTGAAATCGCAGGTAAAATTTCAGCCCAATCGCCATTTCGGAAAACATCAAATCCAAAATTCAAAGCACCATCAATATCCAATACTTTTCGGCTTGTTAATAAACAAGGTTTCCCATCATCAAGTCCTTTTATGTAAATACCTTCTTTATAACCTCTTTTCTCAGCCTCAGAAATCATAAAAGGCTCAACATCTTTAAGAGAAGCTCTAATGTCATCTTTTGTTATTGAAACAGGAACAAATAATTCTCGATATGATTTTGTCAATGGTGTAAAACCATAACACGAAAAGCCGAATACCTCTTTGTCGAATTTTTCTTTAGGACAATAAAATCCACCCATTGGAGTTTTCATCCATTGTCCGATTTCTAATTTAGGCTCAAGGACTTTCGGAAACCATTCTTTAAGAAGGTAATCGATTCTTTCTTTGTGAAGGGTGTTTTTAAGTTCTAATATTTGTTCTTTGGTGATTTCAAACTTTTCATCAACTTTAATATCACAAGCTTCCAAAAATACACGTTCGTCCCATGTTTCGTGGATTTCATCAATACCTTCCCATGCGAACTTAAACCCATATTTAGCGATTGATTCTATAGAAAAGTCTTGACCAGTATAATTTATTAAATAAGGGTATGTATCAAAATTTGAGAGGTTTTTAGTTTTTATGATACTTCCAGCCAACTTCTGCTTAATCATTTCAAACTGTTTTTGTGTGCATTTCATTGCGATTGCTTTCATAGTTTTTTTTGTTAAAGTTATTATTTAATCATGTTTAAAGAAATAGTTTTATAGTATTCCAATCCTAATTTTGCTTTGGAAACTAATTTTTGGTATTTCTCTTTATCCCTATAAAAAACAAATGTTTTAATACATTCTTCTCTTTTTATTTTAGGATTATTTGAGTAAACTAAATTTTGTTCAATTTGGTCATAAATAGGTTCCATTGCTCTTTCAAACGCATCCAATTCTTCGGGATTCATATCTCCTGAATAGTACTTCCATTTTTCCAAATCTTTTTCTCTTTGTACTAAATGTTCAGGAGTATCAACTAAACAAAACTTTAAATGAAACTCATCTGCATCCCATTGTTCCATATAAACAACACCTTGTATTTCATTATCCAATGATGGTTTTGCGTTTATAAATGTTTCAGCATCCCAACAAGTTTTAGTATCGATAACAATCTTTTTAAGACCAAAGTCTTTAAAAATATCACATTCTCCAGTAAAGAACTCATTTTCTCGTCTTTCTTCATTTTTTGAATAGGCGATGTTTTCAACTTCGGTCAGTAAAGTTATTGATTCTTCTTCCTGAAATAAACCTTTGTCTAAGAATTTTGATTTAATGCTTTTGACAATTCCTTTTTCATATTTAAGCCAAACTCTTTTAATGTAGTTTTTTGCTGTATCAGAAAGTTCAGGAGTAGCATCACGTTTAGTAATTAATTCCTCCAATTCAGAAGGTTTTAAAGTGCCTTCCCATTTTACTTTATTTCCATTTTTGTTTATTCCAGTATCACGTTCAGAAATTAATTCTTCAACTCTTAATTTATTTACTTCTGTAAATTCAGTTCCTTTTTTTTCAGTCATTAAAGAACCTGCTGAACTGGCATTGAATAATATTTTTTTTGCTTCCATTTTTAAAGTTTTTCTAAGTAGTCAATAAATCGTTTATAGGCTTTTACTTGTTTATTATCTATTACAGATTGAATAGTTTTAAAGTCGTGGGATTGGATTTTAGCCTCTTTTTCAGAAAACAACTTAGTTAGTAATTTCAAATTAAATTCGTCCTTATTAACCACCTTTTCGCTAAAAACTAAAATATCCTCTAAATCTTCATCCCTGTTTATATTAGCACCAAATAAATTACCCAACCTTTTAGCACCGTTTTTAATCGCTCTTGAGTAAGCACTACCTACAGCTAATTCTAAACCGTTGAATTTCATTGTAGAATTGAAAGTGTCAATAGATGCTCCTTTATCCTGTTGGATTGCTTTGGCACCAATTCCGTCAACTTCTTTGTTTTCTAAAGTAATCGGACATTTATATCGTATCGTAGCAATAACAATAAAACTATTCAAATCTCGATAAGAATTTTTAATAGAAAAACTCACCTGTTGAAAAAACATTTGCCTTAATGATTCCTCTACAATACCAATTGGGATGTAGTTATAATCCGTTCCAAATCCAGCATTTTGACCTTTTGCAAGTAATTCAGCCTTCATGTTTTTAATCATAATAGGCTCCTGATTCAAAGCATCATTTAAAATTTTTACTTTTTTCTGTAAAGTTTCGGCTTTTTCTATTTTAGATAAAAAACTAATTCCGTCAAACTCTACTACTGTGATTTCTTGATTTTCTTCCATTTTATTTGTGTTGTTAATTAAAAAGGGTTTTTTTGTTTTTGTATTATTTCAATATGATTATTAATATCTGATTTTTTATAAAATTTAGCAGCGATAAAATAACCGACCGAACCTCCATTTTTAGTACATTTTATAATTCTACCAGTTTGGCAGTTTATTACTTTTTTACAAGTACTTATTTTATAATAAGGATAATCTTTGAACTGCCATTTTACTGTAAAATTTACCTGTACAATCATATTCTAAAGTATTGATTTCTAATTGTTTAAAATATACTAAAATAGCTTGTAGCCAATAGTTACCAGTAATTATTCAGAAACTTTATCGTAATCAGAATATTCTTCATTGATAACGTCTATTTCAGGTAATTCAAAAACTTCAAACGAGTTTTGTCCGCCTTCACGCCAAGAGAATTTATTATCGCATTTTTCAGCAATCAATTCCGCTTTTTCTTTGTTTTCAAATACTCCTACAATATTTGAAGATACACCACATTCGATGCAACCAATGTTTACTACTA